GGTATCCGCCAAACAAGGACGTAAAATGGACTTGTCAACGGCATATAAACGTGCTACCATGATGCACAGTGAGATCGCGGACGTAATCACCGACCGCAACCTCCGGAATAAGGCTGAGCAGTCGAACACCGCTGCCAGCCAAGCTCGTAGACGGGCGGTCAGCCTTAGAGGGGCACCGTCCAAGGAACTGGCATCCGGGGAGTTCAAAGAGAACGCCTCTCTCGGTGACGACATCCGGGCTTCGATCGACGCACTGTCAGGCTGACCTAGGCGGAATTTGGCCTCACTAGGTGGAAGGATAAAACCCCTATTCACCTTTTGAGGACCAAACCATGTCATTCCCAAACGTAAGCGACATCGTGGCAACCACGATCGAATCGCGTAGCAAGAAAATCGCCGACAACGTCACCAAGAACAACGCGCTGCTCACGTGGCTCGACAGCCGTGGCAACATCCGCCCCATCTCCGGCGGCTCCGTCATCTTCCAGGAACTCTCCTTCGCTGAAAACGGCAACGCTGGCTGGTACTCCGGCTATGACCTGTTGCCGGTCGCCGCGCAGGATGTGATCTCGGCAGCGCAGTTCGACATCAAGCAGGCAGCTTGCCCGATCGTCATTTCCGGCCTCGAGCAGTTGCAAAACGCCTCCCGCGAGCAAATGATCGACCTGCTCGAAGGTCGCATCGGCGTCGGCGAAAGCACGATGGCGAACCTGATCGCTGGCGGTATCTACAGCGACGGCTCCGGCAACGGCGGCAAGCAAATCACCGGCTTGGACGCGGCTGTGCCGATCAACCCCGCAGCCGGAACCTACGGCGGCATCACCACTTCGGCGTGGACCTTCTGGCAATCCAAAACCCTGTCGGGCAACGCGGAAACGGCGGCAACCATTCAGGGGCGCATGAATACCCTGTGGGCCTCCCTCATCAGAGGGATGGATCGGCCGGACCTCATCGTGTTGGATTCCATCATGTGGGGTCTGTACATGGCCTCGCTGCAGAACCTTCAGCGTTTCCTGTCGCCGGACAAGGCCAAGCTCGGGTTCCCGACCATCCAGTACATGGACGCCGACTGCGTCCTGGACGGTGGTATCGGCGGCTTCGCCACCACGAAGACGATGTACTTCCTCAACACGAAGTACCTGCACTATCGTCCGCATGCTCAGCGGAACATGGTGCCGCTGTCGCCGAACAAACGCTACGCGATCAACCAAGACGCGGAAGTGCAAATCATCGGCTGGGCGGGCAATCTGACCTGCTCCGGACGCCAGTTCCAAGGGCGGCTGATCAGCTCGTAAGAGTGTGTTGCTGAGGCTTCGGGTGGGCGCAGTCGCCCACCCGCTTTTCCGGAGGTAGAATGGCAACGAAGAAATCAAAGTTCGAAGATGAAAAGGATGCGGTAGTGGGGCCGACGATTGACGCCCCCGAGGTCGCTCCCAATCATCACGGTGGTCATCACGATGGCGCGTACCGGGGCGAGGTTCCTGTCCCCGCTGGCTCCAACGCGGTGCCCGAAGTTCTTGTTGTACCAGACGAGGAGTAGGTCATGCCCGCAGCACTTCCCGGTTCCACCAATACCCAGAACTTGGCAAATCCAAGCCTCGGGCAGTTCGTTATTTTCGATCCGATTTCCGGCCCCAAGGGTTCTCCGCTCGATGCGAGGACTTTCGGCGCATGGGACGCGGTTACTCGCCTGCCCGCCTTGACTGCATCCGCAGGGGTGCAAGCGATTAGCACCGGCGCTCTTCAGACCGGTATCGGTCTCGGCGAAAACGACATCATCGGGCTGAACCCCAACGCTCTGACTGCGCCCCAAGCGATTTTCAGGGCGGGGTTCGATGACAACCTCATCCCCGGCGAAAAGACGGCGACGTGGTCAGCTGGTGGCCCGCCTCCAGTCGTGGCAACGCAGGCCGCCGACTCCACGATGATGTACATCGGCGGCGGCAAGTGTGCCGCGAATGTCGGTGGCATCGCACTCCCTGTTCCCTACACCGCAGGCATTCAGCTTCTAGGTGCGGGTAACGGCGGCTCACGTGATGCAGGGGCGGGGCCAGCCTTCACCGGCTTCGGCATGAAGATGGTCACCGCAGCAGCTACTATCGCAGTCGGTGCGGTCGTGGAAACCGGCTTTGTCAATCGTGCCAACCGTTCCATCGTCACCGGCGAGTCGATCTTCGGTTCGGCTTCCGCAGCAAGTGCGGCTCCGAGCTAGAGTATGCCCGGTCCTACGTCACTGTACGTTGTAACAGGGGATGAATCCACCCCTCTGCCTGACCCGTTAGGGTACATGACAGAGGGAATGGGTTTTCCTCTTCGCCCTATCCAACAAATCTCTCCCCCACTGGGGCAGATTGCGACAGTGGCAAGTGTCGCACAAGTGGCTGCCGATCTTGCGATACTACGCTCCGAAGCGGTCATTGCGGCATACGGGTCGATGGGGATTACGGTGCCACGCGGTATCACGCTGGATGGAACGTGGGCGCGCATCATCAACTATAATAGCAGCCTCGCTTCGCCGAAACACGTTGCGTACAATACGGCAGCGGGAACGTTGGCAGTCGATCGTGCAGGGGTGTACAGGGTATCTATTGGTGTTGCGCTGACCATGACCGAGCAAAACGCCAGCACGTTTTTTCAAATGCGACTGTTCGATGTAACTGCGGGATCGCCCCTTGGATCGATAATATCATTTGGACAAGGTCGCAACACGGGATATTTCACGGCATCAACATCTTTTGTTGCTGCGATTGCAGGCCTCTCCCACGAGATAGCGGTAGAGATCGGAAATGGGTCAACCTTTACAGGTGTTCAAATTACTGACGCACAGTACGCAGTTACCGGAGTAAGTCCGTAGTGCGAGCTTTACTGCTGATTCTAGTCCTTGCCGGGTGTGTGAGTATTTCTGGCGAAGGGGGTAGTGTCAGCATAGCTGTGGATCGTACAGTAGAGATCAAGGCTGAAAAGAAATGAGTAGCATCTTCCAAGGACTTGTAGTAGCGGGCAAGCTGAACGTGGGCGCTGGCCCCATCACGCACTACTTTCGCAGCCTGCCGCTCAATGCGGCAGATGCCGTAGTGGTAGGGTCAGGGCCAATCGTGCGCTTTGAGCAGGGTATCCCGCGCAACGCCGCTGGCGAAGTCGTAGGACTTCGGGCAACGACTGCAACAGAACTTGGCCCCGGTGCGACGCCTTACGGCCCCAACGGGGAGATAGAGGGAGATAACGTATCCGCTGCAACCCTGTTCTACCAAGGAGTCCCCTATACCGCTGGTGGATTGTATGCCACGAATGGGGCGCTGCCTGCGTGAGAACAAACAACGTCAGGACTTATGAAGGTATACCGCCCCTCGTGGCATTTGGGGGGTCAGATGGAACACCTATCGTCATTGATGTGCTGAGCGGAGTCGCATACTACACCTATAACAATCTGGTGCTGCCCATCGTGGGCGGAGTGCTAGTGGTGTATGACGCTTTCTCGGACGGTTTCTCGGACGGATTCACAAATGGCTCGTAAATCCATTACGGAATTGCTGGCAGCGCTGCTGACATCATTTCCCGACCAAAACACGAAGTTTATCACCCCTCTGATTTTGAGGAACTACTTCACGGACTTCCTTAATGCGATCCGTCCTGCGTATGCACTTCTCACACGCGGCGCGGGAGTAATTCAGGCAGTTACGGTCGCGCCTGCCCCGCTGCAATTCACAAGTGCTGACGTCACTGCGGGGTTGGGAGAATTCACTGCGAACGCGGCTACTGGCCTCGTGGGCAGGAATATTCCGGGAACCGTCCGGCTGACGTTTTCTGCTGATCTACAGCCTACTACAAATGCGACGCGAACGGTTGCATTTACGATTTACCAAGACGGTGTTCCAACATCGTGGCGGCAAACGATTACCACGACAGCGACTGGACAAATAGAGTCCGTAGCTTTCACGGCGCTGCTCTATGCTGCCGCCGCAGCGAATTTTCAGATATATGTGAGTGTCGACACCAATCAGAGCTTCACCTTCTCTGACATGGTGTGGGTGGTAGAAGTTGTTCCGGTGAACTCGTACTAGGATAAATTATAACCTTCAACCGTTTCAAAGGAGTCTTAAAATGGAAACATTCGACGCAGACATAGGCCACTTCAATCCCAGCAATCCTTTCGCGGGGGATGAAAAGAATCCTGTCCAGTTTTACATCAACGCCGATCAGGACTTCGCTGAAACGGAGAAACAAGGTCGCCCCATCTACCGGGATACCGAGTACATCCGCATCTTCAACTCGAAGGACAATATCATCGAGCGTCCGCTGCGCGACAGCGACAAGGCCCGCTGGCCGCGTCAGTACGCCGCGTGGAAGAACACCGGGGCAAGCGAGCCGGGGGCGGCGGGAACACCGCTCGCTCATTGGCCTATCCTCAGTCGGGCACAGGTCGAAGAATTCAAGTACTTCAAGATCTTCACCGTCGACCAGCTCGCCGAATTGCCCGACAGCATTCCTGCGAACATACCCGACCGCCAGCGCCTGAAAGCACTTGCCAAGGCGCACGTCGAAACGGCCAAAGGCGAAGCTCCTATGCTGAAAATGCAACTGGAACTCGACGGCAAGCAGGGCCAGATCGACGAGCTGATGACGGAAGTGCGTAGGCTCACAGGTTTGGTGAAAGAGAAACTCGGCAAATAAGGAACCGCCATGTCCTACCTTCAACAGCCCAAGACGATTACGTACGAAGTTCAGCAGGCGTGTCTGCAACTGGCACTCCCGAAGCCTGCGGGCGTGTACGACTCGTTGGATGAGACCGCGCAGTTGATGGGGGCCGTGGCGAACCTTGCGGGGATGTTGCTTACCGACAATTTCAGTTGGCAAGACCTCCAGGAGAAGTATGAAATCATAGGCGACGGAGTTACGAAGGAATTTCCGTTGCCCGACGATTTCGCCTGCTTCGTGGACAACACCGGGTGGTCGATGGCTTTGCGCCGCCCGGTGCTCGTCTTGAACGCGCAGCAATGGGCTGCGATCAGCGCATGGCTGAGCCAGAGCTTCTACATCAACCCTGCCTGCCGCATCTACCAGAACAAGCTGCAATTCATGTCAGCCCCGCCGGATACGGCTCCAATCACCTTTCAGTATAAGATCCGAAACTGGGTGATCGATGGGGACGACCCTGCGGTGTTCAAGGACATCCTTACTAAGAACACGGACAAGCCTCGGTTCGATTGGATGATGATGGTACTCGCCATCAAAGTCAAATGGCTTGAGCAGAAGGGTATGAACACCTTGGCGGCGCAGAGTGACCTGAATGACCGCTACTTCCAGCTCACCAGCAAGGACGAGGTCGCCCCCATACTCCAGCTCAGCGGCCCGGTTCCCGGACAATTCCGGTACTTGGACAATTTCTACAACACGCCTGACACGAACATCGGCCTACCATAATGTTTCGTACTGCGACATCTCCAGTCCCACGCGCAAAGCAAGCCTTCGGCAAGGCTGCGCCTATGATGATCCCCTACAAGGGATTGAATACGCGCTCGCCCTTTTCCACGATGGGCAGCGAATACGCGATTGCGCTGGACAACGTGCTGGTGGAGACCTATGGCCTTCGGACTCGTAAGGGATACCGCGATTGGGCCACAAATATTCCGGGAGGAACCATCCCGGTACATACGGTCATGCACTACTATCCTGCGAGCGCTGTGCCTGTTCCCTCGCTGTTACAGCATATGCCTCAGCCGTTGGCAGACTTCATGGTGGTATCGCCTAAGGCGAATTTTGGAGCCCCTGATGGTAAGCTGTTCGCGGCCAAGGGTAACAAGATATACGACGTGACCGTAGGCGGGGCAGGGCCGTGGGTCGCCCTGACAGGGACAGCACTCGTCACCACAGACTTCTGGACGACTGTCAATGTCCAGACTATCGCAGGGGCATTCTTGTTAGCTGTGAATGACCAAGGCGGCTATTCGTACTACAATGGAGTGAATTGGGCCACGCCTACTCAGGGAACGGGCATCGGTCAAATCGATGGATGCAACCCTGCGCTGTTCGCCCACATCATCACATATAAGAGGCGCGTATGGTTCGTTGAAAAGAACAGCACTCGCGCATGGTATTTGCCTGTTGACCAGATAACGGGTAAGGTTACGATGTTTGACTTCGGCAGCCAGCTTGATCACGGCGGGCAGTTAGTCGCGCTGGAAAACTGGACGATTGATAGCGGCGAGGGCATGGATGACCAGCTCGTTGCCGTGGCGTCGCAGGGCGATGTGGCTATTTACTCCGGTGTAGACCCTGATTCAGTTTCTACGTTTGAAATCGTGGGAACGTACTACGTCGGGCCGCTGCCCGCAGGTCGCCGCTGTGTGATATCGGACGGTGGTGATATCTACATACTGTCACAGTTCGGGGTAGCCCAAGTCAGTAAGCTGCTTACCCCGACCTCGTTGTCTGCTGCAATGCAGCAGCATCTGACGTACCTCGTTGATCCCTTGGTTGCTCGGTTGATGCAGAGTTATGCCACCCTGCCCGGATGGGCGATGTTTGACTGCGCCAAGGAAGAATTATTTGTAATCCAGCTCCCCAAGAACGTGGAGGGTGGTGGGGAATA